GGTAACAGCATCTTCTATTGGAAATAATCCTCAAGAATACTTGAAACAATTATATGGAGAGCTTGCAAGTTCTATTTTAAATGTTGAGTGTTTCTTTAATGTATTATTACTCCAAACTCCTACTTCTGTTATTTTTGCTAAGTTGACATATGATTATGAAACGGATCAAATCTCAACAACATTTAACGACATGAGAGGATACTTTGGATTCCCAGATTATACTATTCTTGATAATCATAATCCTCTTTCGTGGTTTGGAGATGTTTTAACATACGAAAAATCATCATTTTAATTAAAATATATGTCTACACTAGTAACAAAGAAAATAGTTAATACTTTAAACTCATTGTTTAGATTTGAACAAAATTGGTTTTTTCCTCAAACCAAGGAAGTTGTTTTTTTGTTTACGCAAATTGTAGGGTTTCAGTTTATTCCAAATTTATTCAAGCTGAATTTAAACACACTTGAATACACTCAAATATTTCCTTTATCACAAGAAGATATTAACAATGTTGGAATAGCGCTTAATAACATCCGCGTTGCTTCTATTACAAGAGGTACTATAACATATAATAGTACTATTAAAAAGTATCTTCTAACATATACGGGTTTGGACAATAATCCTGGAGGTCATCAGCCGTTTATTATAAATTTTAAGCTTACAGATTGGGATTTACCAAGATTGGAAAGTATTGATATATACAAAGATACAGTAAGTTATAGGAATACAAAAATTCCTCCGTTGGTGTTAGATGTTAATAACAATCTCGTTTTTACAAACGTTCCGTCTAACACAAACGTTACAGTTTATATTCCAATTTTAAACAACCCAACATCCTGTCAAATAGTTTCTGATCCAACGGGTAATGCTACTATAACCAATGATGGGTATATGACAGTTAATATTACAACAGGCTCCGGAATTTATCACGTCAACTTTTCTGCTACAAACAACTTTGGTACTTCATATTATGATGCAACGTTTATAGTTTACTAAATATACGTTGTATTATGTTATAACTTTAAATAGTACGTTGTCCGTAGTCGATAACGAGTATTTTTTGTATAAATACTCTTGCACACATGCATAAGAGATTATACAGTAAATTATACGTCAATAAGAATCGCGAAGAAGGTTCAGATAAAATTCATTTAGGATATCAGAACGATTCTACAGAGTATTCTCTTTTAAAAGACAGAGAAACATATTTTAATGTCCCTCCTTATGCTGCTCCTATTGCTTTAAAGGATTCTTCGTTTGTGATAGACGGAGCAACAGGAGGAAACTTTCCAGCAGTATCAGATCGTATCTTTGAAAGTAGAAAGAATTATGGAAATGTTTCTAATAATGGATCTCCTTCAGAAGTTCCTGAAGGCGTTTGGTTTTGTAGCTGGTTATATAAGGATCCAATTTCTGGTTCTCTGATTTGGTATGATAGATATTTTGATCCAATCCAGCTGAACGTTAATCTATATAATCCAGAAACGTTTAACGGAATGAATTACATTCTTAATGCTCCTCCGTCGTTCTTTGAGACTTCCCCCGGCACTACCCCAGTGTTTGAAGCTCCAACGTTTTTTCGTACTTCTCCTAATGTACCAGCTATATATGATGTACCATCAACTATGGTAATTGAACCCGGTGTTCTATACAAATATTTTCATTTTGGGGAAAAAACAGCACAAGATATTTTAACTACATACGGTGGAGTTTCAGGACAACATCTTTTACTCGATGCATCAAACTGGCAATCCAAACAAGCTGGAGCATATCCTATTACAATAAACTCGGCAGTTTCTTCATCAAAGTTATTCTTGAATCCTTCTGGTAGTCAGATTTCGCTAAGTTCGGCTCTTGGGTTTAATCATAATCAAAACGTAGAAGCATATATTAATTGGAGTCAAAACTATGCTCCTACAGCAAACGAATTTACATTAGGGTTATGGTGTGAAAGTAGTGACTGGAATAATTGTCCATCAACTCAACTATACGGAAACTATTCGGCAAAAGGAGGGTTTGGAATATTTGTTGATACGCTTCAAACTTATCCTTATTTTCTTATTCCGGAAACTACATACGGTCACTTAATATTCACAAATCAGGAAAGTCAAGGATTTTTGGATAAAGTAGTTGTTTCTCAATTATCGAGTCTGAGCCTTCATATTCCAGCATTAGTTGCTATTGATTCCAATGATTGTTCTGTTGTCTGTTCAGACGGAAATAGTCCTAGTGTTTACAAATTGGATCATGCTGGAAATTTATTAGGCAAAGCAAATTTGAGTCTTTCAGCAAATGAAACCCTTGTAAGTTTAAACTGTGATCCAAACGATAATATTATCCTTACAACAAATTTAGCCGTGTATACGTTTGATACTTTATTAACAACAAATCAGGTATCTTATAATAACATTTCCACACAAAATGCTGCAAGTGCGTTTACGTATAGTACTTTAAGTGGTACAGCTGTTCTTGTAACAGTACCAGACGCGTTGGATGTAAAATATATACAAGATGTACAATGGGCAGTTCTTTCTGATGGCAATGTATATAAAAACGGTACAATGTTCTTAACAGCTGACGGAGGTATTACGAATATACACGTAGATCCAAACGGTAAGTTATGGGTCCTCAATGGAACAAATAATGTTTCTGTATTTGATCCAACAGGATCCATGTTTCAAGCCCCTCTGTTTACTTTTACTGTAGGAACGGACTTCGTACATCCTAGAAAACATCTTTCGTTTATACGCATTTATAACCGTTCAACAACGTCGTTCAAATGGGTGTCTGTAATTTATTATAGCGATGAGCATTACATCTACACAAATACTCTAGACGGAAAAGTTAACGATATAGTAGATATGTCTCCGTTTATTAACTATGCTGTAGCTCGCGAACTTCAGCAGAATCCGGACACGTTTAGGTATGGAGGACGAGGAGATTTTACAGGATACGAACTCAAGAGAGTTTCAAATGCTCTGTCTCCTACAAAAAAGCTAGTAATCAAAATGGCTTTGAGAGATAAAACGTCTTCTGAATACATTTATAAAACATTCAAAGCTGGGGTTTCTATAGACGATTGGAATCCAAATACATGGAAGCATATTATAATGACTCACAAAAACAAAACTGTGACATTATATCTCAATGCTATAAAGCAAGCTAGTTTTCAATATTCTGGAAGATATGAATTGACTTTTGACTCCCAACCTGCCACATTTATAGGATCCCCTCTAGGAGTTAGTAGTGGTTTAAACAAGGAGTTAGCTAGCGTTACGAGTCTGTTTAACGGAACTTTGGCTGAAGCGAGACTATATGATTATTGTATAGATTCTATTAATTTTGACATGTTTTTGAGAGCTGGTATAGCTGCTGAAGATATGCTTTGGTCTTTACCTATTCCTTCCGTAGGCTACATAGAACGGATTGAACGAATGTTTAAAAACAAACTTCCTGGAAACAAATCCAGTTTTTATAATATTAAACTATCCGGAACAAATATTACTGATCCCACTACAAGAGCATTAATAGAAGAACAAATTAAAACCATAATATCTCAAATTTCTCCTATTCATACAGATTTAGTAAAAGTAATTTGGATCGGGTGAGTTTTCGGTAAATCCTAATAATTACTAGTAATGTCTTTGCAGTTATTTGCCAATTACGAAAACACTTCGAATAGTTCTGTATTTTACAGACTAACGAGTGTCACGCCGTATACATTTACTCTCAAGCTCGTTGATACAAATTCGTACGTTTCAAATTCATATATTGTAGAATACACAACAGATACAAATTCCAATCGAATACTGTTTGATAAAAATTTAACAGCGCAAGTTCAAGTATCTGCTCAAGTTCCAGGGACTCATTGGTTTTCAATAACAGCTTATAACGATCAAGATTTTACTCTATATCAAACACTTTCTTTGTCTGCTGTAATTGTGGGGAGCTTTTTATCTGCAAATTTTATTGCCTATCCACAAGGATTCATAACACCATATTCTCCTCAATATCGGTATTCAAGCAATTATGTTTCAGAAGCAGCGTATTTAGCTGACTTAAAAACATATCAATATGGAAATATAGGCAACGCATTTTATGGAGAAGGTCATACTGAATCTATTGGTTTAAGCTCAACTACTCTTAGAGCTGGTTGTTCTGCTAGCTGGGCAGTTGGTCCTTATAATGTAATTTCGAGTACATCAACTGCTAGTGTTATCATTACAAGCCAATCTAACACTTCAATGGTGTATCCTATTAGTTTACGAGTATTCAATAATACGTTTCCTCTTAATAGTCCTGCTATTGCATATTTTGAGTCGTTATCTGGAGCTCCATCTTTTTATCCCTATTACGCTTCGAGTTTATCAACGGATGGAGTTACCCAAAACCCAAATAACACTACATTTAGAAGCTGTTTGTCTGTTTTACAATACCCCGCACCAAATCCTATTACAGACAATTATATTGTTACAACAATCCCTTCGATCTCCGGGTTCGTTGATCTTCCATTAGACTCGTCGGGAGAGCTTTTTGCAGCATATATAAAACCGCCAATTTATGATAATTCTGTTTTTGGACAGTATTATGCTGGAGCTCAATGGAGCTTGAACGCAACAGCAAATCCTGCATCAACGACACCAGACTGGGCTTTAACTACAGCAATATTATCTTCAACTATTCAGCAATTTAATTTTCAACTATCTTATTATAATCAAGATTATATAACAAACGCTCTTCTTAGAGCGTCGATAGGCTATACAACACAGTTTAATCTAAGTGCTATTGCTGTAAAAGGAATTTACATTCCAACTCGTTCTGGTAGCGATAGATATAATCCCGGAAAAGACTGGGTTGCAAGGTATCAATACATTCCTTATTCCTTTTCAGCTAATATAGATCCTCTTCCAGTTACAAATATATATACACCAAATTATTATAATTTAACTGGAACTAATGTTTATTTCACAAATGTATGGAGTAACTCGACTGTTAAAGCTATTCCAATTTCTACGACCGTTTTATATAAAGATCTTTCAACAGCTCCGTTGGTTGAAGGGGAGCTAGGAAGTTTGTATTTTGATTCAAAGGATATCGGTGTTATTGATTTGTCAGCTGTTACGACATTTAACGATTTAAGTGGCAATTTATATAAGACAAAATATCACAATCCTGGAATTTTTGAAATCGTTAATAGATACGACGATGTAGAAACCAATCACTATAGAAGTGAGCTATCCCCGTTAATTTTAACACATAACACAGCTCCTAGACTTTCCCCAAACGAATGGGTTACGAGCGACAATGTTAACAGTATTATAGATAAATTCAATATTTGTATTAACGAATTAGATCAATATTCTAGTTTGTATCAAAACGCAAATAAAATTACTGGTCGTTTACTTCAAGAATATATTCAGGATTTATATACTACAGTTTTAACCTTAACTTCTATAAATGTACTAGACGGATCAATTACTTCTTTTAATACTAATCCAATATACACAATAGAAACGCCACTTAGCGGAATTGTTACGTTTGGAGCTACACTTTCAGCTAATTTAGTAACAACATTAGTTCCTACTTTAGTAGAAGTTCCTCCTGGGTATCGATATACGTGGATCGTTCCGACAATCGATCCTATTGCATTTGCAAATTGGCCAACACCTCAATTGTCGTCATCCAACGAATCGTTTGTTGATATGGTTCCTCTTGAACAAACAGGTCAGTTAATTTTTGCTCATCAAAATTCGTTAAACCTGATCGAGAACCAATACCAAACATATATTGCAAATACGGAAGTTAGTGTTGATGCAATTTTTGCATTTCAAAAAATTCAAGCAATCGGTGCTACTTCTAACGATTATGTAGTCGTTCTTGACTCAGGTCTTCCTAGAGTTTCTGTTTACACTATTACAAATAACCAGTTTAATTTGTTTACAACTTGGGGTCGTGCTGGAATGCAACAAAGTAAACAAGGATTCAATAAACCAACAGATTTACATATTGATCAAAACAATTTGATTTGGGTTGCGGATTATGGCAATAACTGTATTAAAAAGTTTACAATAAATGGAAAAAACTTACTAACGCTAACGAGCGAGTATTTTAATTTAAACTCTCCATATAGTGTTTGTGTTGATAGCCAGGAAAATATTCATGCTCTAACCGATGCTGGAGTCTACGTATTTGATGCCTCTGGCAATTATCTGTTTAACTATACATTCCCTGATACTGTTGTAGGAACAACCTCAATCAATTCATCGTACAATAGAGAGTGTGTTTATATAACATATAGTACCGGCGTTGTTAAATATTTTAGAACAGGAGTTATCTACAATTATACTATAAACGACCAAGTATTGGCAGATGAAAGTATTCTTACAGGGTTTAATTCAATACATCAAGACAAATATAGAAATTTATATATCACCGTTGCAGACCAAGCTATTCGAATAGCTGACGTAATGAAACTTCGTAGATATAAGTCTCAAACAGTTGATCGTACCATGTGGACTAACGAACAACTATATGTTCATAAAGAAGAGTATGTACAACCTTGGGTGTATTTAAAATCCTTCCATCGCTTGTGGGATAATATTGAACTTTTTAGAAATTCGTTATTCTACAACGAAACTGGTAATAGAGTTTATGTTAGTCCAACATATCAAAAGTCTGATTTGGTTATTGGTCAAAATGAAATTGTTACAAACGCTGTTATTAATAGACTCTGTAGCCAACTTTGGACTAATTTAAGATCGATTATTAATTTCTTTAATCCTGAGTATAGAAATGTTATTATTACCCCAACACCGACTCCGACATTTACTCCTACACCAACACCTACCTATACATATACACCTCTGCCAACGCAAACATATACATATACTCCAGGACCTACACCTACCATTACATATCCTGCAGACGGCATTGTCGAAATTAACGACAATACAATTTACTTTGTAACGAGTGCTGATTCGACAGTATTCATGGTTAGTGGAGCATTCATACCTCCCTCTTTATTGGAACAAGAAAACGGTTCTTATCTTTTACAAGAAAATGGAGTAAATAGAATAATAATCGAATAATTACTTTTTATGCCAGACTTAAAAATATCTCAACTACCAATTTCTAATACTTTAAATTCTTCAGACATTTTACCTATTGTTGATAACGGATCTACAAAGAGTACCACATTAAGTGGTCTGCAAAATTTTCTTGGGGGTGTACCAACCGGAGCTATTATGCCTTTTTATCTTTCTTCTGCTCCAAGTGGTTGGGTAGTTTGTGATGGTACTACAATTAGTAATACTGGTGCTACCGCAGCTTTATATGCAGCAATTGGAGGAACTCTGCCTGATTTGAGAGGTATGTTTGTTAGAGGTTCGGGAACAAACGCATCATATACAAACGCTAATGGTGGATATTATTCTGGCGGAGCTGTGGGAACAGAACAAAACGATCAGATGCAGGGGCACGTTCATACATACCACAATAGTTATGTGAGTACAGATAATGCCGGTTCAGGATATACTGGTATTGGCAGAAATGTTCCAAATGATGGAGGGTATCCTACCACATCTGCTCCTACTTCTGATGGTGTCAATGGTTTATCAAGAACAGGAGTCGAAACACGCCCTGCTAATATTGCATTTCTTTATTGTATAAAACTATAAAAGTTGAAATAGTATATTTCATAAAAATTACTATTAATAGGGATAAAATTTAATAAATAATATCGTGTCTGTAGAAAATTTCTCAAACTTTCAAGCTACTATTACTCCTCTTTCAGGAGATTATTTTGTCGGCTATAGCTTTGCTGATCCTATTAATAAACTAAATCCGTTTGAAACCAGGACTACTCTAAACCAAATTTTTAATGCTTACGCAGTTTATAGTGCAAGTTTATCTGGTGTTACTCCATCTCAATTATCTGTAGGCCATCCTTCTTGGGATATCTACGGAAATTTAACTGTTCCCAATCAATTAATTGTTAATGGTGCTCCATCATACTTTGGAGATGGTACTATCAGAGCTGCAATTTATCCTGATAATACAGATGGCGGTATAACCATCGAAGCAGCTGACTATGCAAATATAAATAAAAAGAATCTTTATCTTGCTCCTCATGGCGGAAACGTTACGGTCGGAACTATAACACAAAGCACAAACGGTCTTACTGTGTCAGGAAACGTAAGTGCGTCTGGAAGTATATTTGCAAGCAATCTTACAAGCATTGGTGTTCCTGCTGGCGCTGTAATGTCTTTTGCGACAAGTACAGCTCCTACTGGCTGGGTCACATGCGATGGAGGTTCATATAGTACAACCACGTATTCAAATTTATTTGCTGCAATTGGTTATACATTTGGTGGTTCAGGAGCTGTCTTTAACGTTCCTGATATGAGAGGTATGTTTGTTAGAGGTTCGGGAACAAACGCATCTTTTACAAATGCTAATGGTGATTATTATTCTGCAGGTACTGTGGGTACAGAGCAAGCAGACGCTTTAAAGAGTCACACCCACGGTATTAAAGGAGAAACGAGAGGTTTTGCTGGCGGACCCGCTTATGATACCTACGTAAGAGATTATAGTTCTGGTTTTGGTGTTGCTGTTAACACGGCATATACAGGCGATACGGAAACACGTCCAGCAAACATTGCATTACTATATTGTATTAAATACTAAGATATATGCCTACAGAAACATTTTATCAGTTTAATACAAAAGCTCTTCCTTTATCAGGAGACTATCTTGTTGGATTTGATAGTACAGCTGAAATTAAGATTACTCTTGCAAGTATTGCACAAGTTGTTGCATCTTTAATTCCTACTATTCCTACAGGTACTATTATTACACATGCTGCGCAAACAGCCCCAGCTGGATTCTTCCCGTGCGATGGTCGTTTATTAAGTGTTGCCGCTTATTCGAATTTATATAATGTAATCGGAAAGACGTACGGTTCTTCCCCAGGTTATTTCAATCTTCCTGATCTCAGAGGATATTTTGTAAGAGGTTGGGACAACGGAGCTGGCGTGGATATAATTGATGGAACTTATACACAATCTGGTCGAACAGTAACTATTACAACAAATACGCCTCATGGATTAACAACAGGAAGCGTTGTAACAGTTCAATTTACTACAGGTGCTGGTGTTAACGGCACATTTAATATTAGTGTAATTGATTCCATTCATTTTTCTTACACAGCTACTGCTTCTCAAACGACTTCCGGTAATGTTATTTTGCCAGGTTTAAGTCGTCCTTTTGGACAGCTAGAGTCGGATGGTATCGGAGTTCATACTCATACCGTAAACGATCCGGGTCATATACACACATATGATCATTGGGTAGGTACATTTGGTGGGGGTCCTGGTATTAATGGTTATTTGATGGGTGACCAGGGCAATATAAATACCACCTCTGCAACAACTAATATTACAATTAACTCTTCCGGAACAGCTAACGATACACGTCCTAAAAATATTGCATTACTTTACTGCATCAAATACTAGAAAAATAAACCAAATTAGATAAATAAATACACATATGAGAAATCCCTTAGCAAGTCTTTACGAACAAGTTCTTATCAACGAAGCCGAGAAGTCCGGTCTCCAAAGCCCTTCTAACGACAAAGTCGGAAGTGTAAAGGGTGGCCAAGAGCTTTTTGATTCCAAGCCCGATCCTAAGAAGGTCGACCCCGAATCAAACAAAGATTCAAAGGTCGGTTCTGCAAAGAATCTCGATCATAAGCTTACAAGCCCTGAAGATCCTGAAGGTGAAGAAGACAAGAATGCTGATGTTAAAAAGGGCAACTTAAAGAGCTCTGTTCCTGCTAAGTCTTCTGAAGAAATCGAAGGCAGCAAGCCAAAGCCAAAGGGCCTTGGCGAAGAAGTTACAATGGGTGCTTTTGAAACACTTTTCCGCAAGACTCTCGTTACTGAAGAAGAAGGCGAAGATATGGATATGAATTTTGAAGCCGGGGAAGAAGCTCCAGAAGGTTCTGAAGAGCATGAAGCTTCTGAGACAGAAGCCGAAGAATCAATGGAAGAAGAGGAAAGCGATCTTCTTTCCGATCTTCAAGATCTCCAAGTCCGTATCACAGACATCATCACAAAGCTTGAAAAGGCTGTTGAAGATGAAAGCGGTGAAGGTATGGAAGATCAGAGCTACGACGAAGAAGATTTTGATCAAGAATTCGGCGAAGAAGAAGCTCCTGAATCCGAAGAGTCCGAAGAAGAAGTTAAGACAGAATCTGTCAAGAACAAGAGTGGTCTTCTTGGAACAAACAACAAGGTTGGCGGCAAGCTCAAGGCTAAGAAGGGCAAGGCCAATACTGGTAAGTTTGAAACAAAGGCTGAAATCAAGGTTCTTGGTGACAAGAAGAAGACCCTCCAAAAGGGTAATGTAGTTAAGTCTTCTGTCAAGGGCGACCTCTTCAAGTAAGATTTAAATCAAATCAAAATTACAAAGAGCCCTGGTTTTCCAGGGCTTTTTTGTTGCGTAAAGATTAAATACTCATATGGAATTCTTTCGTAAAGACTTTGATAAGAAGCTAAAGAGCTATCTTACTGTATACAAAACACCTCTTGCTCCCGACAGTTTGGATCCTACGGTCTTTTACTTTCCGGAAGATGGTCAGCGTCCAAGACTTCTTCCAGCTATTCACGCACAAATTACAAATGATATTGAAATACTTGTAAGCAGTCAGCCAGCTCGTGTTAAGCATTACGTAATTGTTGGAGATGTTGTAACTCCTGGCAAGAAGAATAAAAATTCTGATATCAAAGTTCTTGTTGTTATCAATAGAGACATTAAAGATGTTGATGTAAACGGTCTTGCGGCAGAAGAACTTCTCAAGCTTGCTAATAGCTTAAGTGGAAAGCTAGCAACGGGAACTTTTCATAAGATCAATTATATGATTACAATTAGAGATATTGCCGATCCAAACGAACCTTTACATAGGAAGTATGATTCCATATATGATATTCCAAACATGAATTGGATGAAGTATCCATCCGGTTTAAAAGCTCAATAACATGATCTCAGTTACACAGGATAAAGTTCGTTATCTTAATAAGAATAATAACGCCAACGAGCGTGAGAATTATTCTAAGTGGTGGAAAGAGCAAATCGAACATTATGGTACAAGAATAGATTATTACACGCACGGTTATAGTCTATCTTCTGCTGATTATCTTTATGGTGAAGATCCAACTTCTGTTTATTCAATGACTGGCAATGTCATTATGATTACAGACATTACAAACGATGCATTAATGCTTTCAAAATTTGGTATTATGGCTGATTGTGATATGACAGCCGTTGTGCATTTATCCTCTTTTTATGAGCAGTTTGGTCCGGGAATGGAACCAAAGGCTGGAGATCTCATTAGACTATCAGAATATGCAGCCGATAGACCGGGCTTAAGAAGTGCTCCAATCTACGAGATTACTGAAAGAGATGATGAGTACCTACCTCTAACAAATCCGTTGATTGGTCACTATGTTTGGTATATCAAATGTAAGCGTTTTGAATACTCTTATGAGCCTGGTGTTCCTATTGGTGTTGCAAATGTACAACTCAATGATGCTGGAGAATATGGACGTCTGGATGGTGGAGCTAATCCTGCAGAACTTGTACAGCCATATCCTAATTCCGTTCAGCAAGAAGGAGCAGCAATTTATAATAATCCTGATACTGAAGGACTTCTTCAACTTATTCAATCCGGTCAAATTGTAGATCCATGTGAAGAGACTTCTCTTCCAACTACTCCAACAAATGTAGTTCCTGTTCAGAGAAGAGCAAATAGTGCTTACGACTATTTCGATAAGGGCTTATAACAATTAAGCAGTATAACTTCCAGGTCCAAGGAAGGTAACAAGTGTATTTGATCCGTAAGTTGTAATAGTAGGAGAACCAGTTGTAATTCCGGAATAATTTATCGTAGGTATAGAAAGAATAACAACACCGGATCCTCCTGCTCCTGAAGCAGAGCTAATAAATCCACCACCACCACCACCGCCTGTATTTGATAGACCACTGGTAGCCGCATTAGATGTATAACTACCAGACCCTTGAGCATGTCCGCCACCACCAAGGCCACCAGCTGCATTTAAACTACTACTACCGCAATTATTATTAGAGCCTGCACCTCCGCCTGCAATCCAGTAATTACCTGCTGATAGTTCACCGATTGTTGAACCAGCTATTGGATTAATAACACCTATACCGCCCTGCTGTGCAGGTGTTGAACCGTTAGAAGAATTAGCGTTACCACCTGGTGCACCTGCACCACCGCCACCTCCCGATGGCGTACAACTAATTGCTGCCCCATAACCACCACTATTACCTTGACCTGCTACTCCTGTTCCGCCAGGTATATTCGCAGAGCCTATGCCACTCTGATTGCCACCTGTACCGCCACCGGAACCACCGCTTGCCCCGAGATAGATTGTACCACCACCGGCTGAACCGATACCTCCGCTATATCCCGTATAAGCTGTAGCACCTGCACCACCGCCAATAGCTATTGCAGTTAGTGACGATCCAATAATAGAACTATTACCACCATTACCATTAATGTTTAAAGCAGTTGATCCATCGAATGTAGATGTACCGCCATTTCCAACAGTTATATTATAAGTTGTACCAGGTATAAAAGATACATTTGAAGCAGATAAGACACCACCTGCGCCACCACCGGCATATACACCACCTGAACCACCGCCACCTACAATGAGATAGCTAATAGATAGAGGGGCAGCATAATTAATAAGCTGAAGTTGACCACATATTCCGGAGCGTACATTAAAGTGCATAATCGTTATGCACTAATATCCCCAAATAATACCCAACCTCCTGTTGAACCAACATATAATAAGGTTGCAACTGAATATTGTTTTGTTGTTTTAAAATAGTTATTAGCCTGGTTAATTGTTATATTTTGTCCAGAAACTGCAATTCTACCAGTGCTTAATTGCAATAATGATGTTTGAAACCCTACTGGATATGAACCTACTAATGTTGCTGTTAGTCCTGTGTTACTTGTAGAAGCTATGGTACCACCTAAGTCTGTATTAGAAAGTATAGTATATGTTGTACCAGCCTGTATGTTAATTGGTACTTGATTTACAGTTTGCAATAAACTTGAGAGTGTGGTGACACCTGTACCACCACCAGCAATTTGACGTATACCGCTCGTTTCAACTACTGTACTGTTATAATAAAAGTTTAAAGACATAAATTAAAATCTAACCTGTTTGTGGTCTAAGTTCTGACGAGCATTAATAATGCCACGACCATCAGGTAAAGTAATATCAACACCAATGAGCTCATACCCTACAGGAAAATTAGCATCATAAATTTCTTGTAATCTACCAGTAACTTCAGGTGATGCTGTTGTAAATTGTGCGGATTGAATTTCAGCCATAACTGCTTGATATTCTTCGGAAGGACCTTGAGTAGGATTAAAAGATGTTAATACGGCCATTTGGGTAGATGTTGGTTGTACATAGTTCCTTTGAACCCATGTTCCGTTATTAAGTGTATAATCAATTTCTTCCATATGATATATTTATATTAATTGTTTTTAAATACAAGAATTTTAGTTATAGTTATATACATCTCCGTTAGCATCGACGTAGTTGCGGATTTTAGCTGTACGGGGGCCATTTCTAAAACCCGTATCGGTTCGGGATGTGCAGTTTGTGAAAGTTCCGGAAAGAATGGCACCAGACCCAGCGAAACTACTACCTTCACCGGGTCCGTTATTACTTCCTATGCAGTTAATGAATGTTCCGGAAACGGTTCCAGTATTTGAAAAACCACCTCCAAAAAAGCCGCTATTGGTTCCTACGCAGTTAGTGAATGTTCCAGAGAGTGTAGCGCTAGTACCCGCGAAACCGCCACCGTAGGGGCCGCTGATATTGCTTCCTTTGCAGTTAGTGAATGTTCCGGAAAGAGTGGCACCACTACCACCAAAGCCGGCGCCACTAGGGGAGTTATTATTGCTTCCTGTGCAGTTAGTAAAAGTTCCGGAAAGAGTGGAATTTTGACCCCCAAAACCACCACCAAAGGCGCCGCTAGCGCCGCTATTGGTTCCTACGCAGTTAGTGAATGTTCCGGAGAGTGTAGCGCTAGGACCCGCGAAACCCCCTCCGGAGTTTCCACCATTATTGCTTCCTGTGCAGTTAGTGAATGTTCCAGAAAGTATATTATTACCAAAACTGCCACTGTTATCATTATTATTAGATACAATACAATTTGTCCAGACTGTTAAAGATAAATTACTCGCTAAAGAACACCCATTTCTAGCTACTGTTATATTACTAACTTGTACATCATTAGCTGTTTGATTTACTTTATCAATAATAGCATGATTAGCATCAGAAGATATACCTACTATATCAACATATTGTGTGTTTAATTGAAGTCCGGTACTAGTCGTATACGTACCCGGTGGTATTAAAACAACAGTCCGATTAGTTGTTGATAGAGCAGATCCGCCTGGTGTTAATGTACAAGCTGTAGCATATGCATTTAACAGATTAGTACCATTTGTTGTAGCGCTATTTGTAACTGGTACAATAACATAGTTTGCTGTTGTATTAACAAGCCCTACAGCATTTAGAGCGCCACTTAGAGATACCTGAGATGTAGTATTATTACTATAGATGGGAAATACATCACTCGGTAAAGGAGATGCATCTAAGCTAAGCTGGGAAATTTTTGTATCTGCCATGGTGTTATTTAGTTGTAGTTATATATGTTTCCGTTAGCATCTACGTAGTTACGGATTTTAGCAGTACCAGGGCCGTTCGCAAACCCTATATCTGTTTGAGAGAAACAGTTTATAAATGTTCCGGAAAGAGTGGAGAGGTAACCACAAAAGCCGTAGCCGTAGCCGCCGCTATTGCTTCCTGTGCAGTTAGTAAATGTTCCGGAAAGAGTGGAGAGGTAACCGCCAAAGCCGCCGCTCAAACTGCCACTATTGCTTCCTGTGCAGTTAGTAAATGTTCCGGAAAG